AAGGTATTCCTCTATCGTTATGGCAAAAAGATCCACGACAAGATCATGGCAGCACTCAAACCTGAGTTTGCTGATGAGCAACCCTGTGATGTGTTCAACTTCTGGGAAGGTGCTAACTTCAAACTGAAGATTAAGACTGTCGGTGGATACTGGAACTATGATTCTTCTGAGTTCAGTGAACCCTGTGCTCTCAGTCAGGATGATGATGCTCTCGAAGAAATCTACAAGCAGCAGTATAGCCTCGCTGCCTTCACTGCTTCTGATCAGTTCAAGTCTTACGACCAACTGAAGGAACGCCTTGACATTGTTCTTGGTGTCAAGCAGAAGCAACGTGCTGTAGCACCTGAGGTTGCTGACGAGGATGACGAACTGGATTGGGCAGCACCTGCTGCTAAAGCACCAGCACCTGTAGCAGCTGCTACTACGTCGTCCAGCACTGATGAAGAAGATGCTTTCTCCTTCTTCCAGAATCTTGCCAGTAAAGACTTCTGATAAATATAACTGAATATCGTCGGCGCTATGCTATACGGAGGGGGACTGGCAAAATCCAGTCAATCCCCTCCTTTTTATTTGCCTGCTTCTTTTACCTTGGCACTCACATACGATGAAGACTTTTTATATTTTGTTTGCTTTCTGATATCATCTATAAAATCATCTACAAATAGAGGTCTCAATAAGTAAATCTCTCTTCTCTTTTCATTCTCTAATGATTCATATTCATACTCTGTGACTGGGTATGAAAGATTAGATCCAAGTGCTGTCACAACGGTTGTTCCATTCCAATACTGATGAGACGTTTCGTAGAAAGTTTTATCTACTCTTGTTCCTTCATCAAATAAGACTTGACCAAATGTTTCTTCTTGATATTCATTAGAAACAATTTCGTAATGTCTTACTGTGCCGTATGGATCATCATAGTTCTTCTCTACATGAGCCTGTAGTTGTGGTGTTGTCAAAGGGAAATCAAACTGTGGATTAATGAGTCTGTTTGTTAGGATGATGATCCAATCATACTTAGGATTGCCATAGTATGCTTCCGCTAACTGTTCGACTCTCGTATATGATTCATTGATAGTATACTTTTGATAATATCTACTGTCGTCAAACAGTGTATTGATCTTGAATCTTTTAAAGAAATTTTTTGCAATAACGAAATCCGACTGAGAGAATGGATACTCGATCGGTTTTTTATTATACTTGATGTCTGGAACTAATTTAAAATAAGAACTTGTCATTAGTATTGTGCTTCGTCTTTATTGATATCAATGTCATCGCCAAAGACCAGTTTGGTCTCAGCAAATCTTAATGTTAACCCTGTAGCTACAGGAGAACCATCTGAATAGGTGGAGAAGCTACCATCAGGAGTATAGTTTATATCTACACCAGTGATTGCTGATAGTTTCCACTTGGGTAAGTATGGATGGAGAATCTTTCCTTTCATATATGAAACTTGGCATAGATTTGGCACAGTAATATAGTTATTGTTTGATTTACCAAACTCTCCAACATCTGATACCGTTCCTTCTTCTGGGGTAATTTGACCACCCAAAGTCCCCACGCCTTTCAACCTCGGCAAGGAAGCTACTTTAAAGGTATGTATAATTTGTCTTATTTCTTTTGCCTCGGTTTCATTTCTCGGAGTGAATTTATAATTCAAATCAAATTCTCTTAAACCAAATCCTTGAAACAATAGTTCAACACTAGGATTTAAAACAATTCCTTTAGCACCACCGAGAACATCATTCAGTGAAGTATTACCAGCAATACCACCCGGAACCTTGTTTAGTCCATTAGCAATTTGCTGAGCGATAGCACTGGGTAGTCTTCCTCCGGCATTAGTTGCTGATGATATTAAACTGCTTACAAACGCACCAGGATTTCCTCCTTTACCTAATAGTGATCCGGCGTTACGTAAAAGATCTCTTTGTACATTAGTAAAAGACTTATCACCCCAGTCAGCAGAGAAAGCAGATTGAATATCTTCTGGCATGTATAAGAAGATACTTCTTAATCCTTCGGCAGGCTTTGCTGTTTCTGATAAAGAAGTATAAGAATAATTTTTCTTTCCATCAGCACTCTTTCCTTCCGTGGCTTCGCCGGAGAATGGTGGTTGGTATTCAAAGAACTCAAACTTAACATAGTCTGTATGTGATTCATACAAACCTGTTTTTGGGTATCGTAACTGTGATGATGCTGTACTAGTTGCCATATTCTGTGACGATTCTTGTTCCCTTTACTCTGTCATAGAACCCTTTATCATTATCCATCCAAACTTTTTTGGTTTCATATGGCACTTTGTTCTTAGTGCTTACAAAATTTTCAACTGGTATTAATATAGAAGTTTCCCATTCAGGTTCGGCTAAATCAAGAAAGAAACTTTTTACATGAGAGTTCAAGTATTTATGGATAATATTCCTGGGTAAGTTAATTTTACCTCCCTTCAGGTCATTGATGATTGGAACTCTTTTCTTTGGATCGAGGTAGTGTAAGTTAGCACCATAGAAATGTGTTCCTACAGTTCCAATCAGATATACAAGAGGAAACTTATCATAGTATGGTAACCATCTTGATTTTGCTTCATACTCAAAGAAGTATAGATGACCACGTAAAGGTTTGAGTCTCAGTACATTTTCATCTTGTTTTACTTCTTCATCTCTTTCATCTGACTTCTCTTCAATCAAAACCTTAACTTCATTTGTATAGTTGTGTAGAGCATTTTTATACCAACCGAAAGATCTTTTCTTTCCATCTGCTTGTTCTACTATTTTTTCAAATATGGTTTTATATCCATAGTCAGACTTTACTTGTCTAACTTCGGGATTGAAACCAAATCCTCCACTACTCTTTCTTTTTGCCATTGTTTTTAATTCCCAACTGGTCTTCGGTAAGGATCATAAACTTCATCTTCCTATCTTCACAGAAGTTCTCAGCTGCTGACCACTTAGCACGATTTTTCATGTAGGTTAGAACTTCTCTTTTCCAAGCAGCACTTTTTCTTTTAGGATTTTCATTAGGTTTTTGTGTTTGCTTCTTAGGCTTCACTTCAATGATGTACTTACTGATTACACCAGATCTACTCTTGATCTTGACATAAAAGTCTGGGTAGTATCTATGAACTCTACCATCAGTAGGACAACGATAGGGGATAATAACTTCTTCACTACCCCACTCCATAATACTGGGATTATTATCACAGAAATCCATGAACTTACGTTCCCATAGAGAGCGATAGATAATTCTGGTTGGATTACCTTTATACTTCTGTGGATTTGTGGGTTTGTATATCCCAGAGTAAGCCATAAATAGTCATGATATATCTACTTATATTTAGAGTGGCAGGTTCTCTTACTAACTTTATTACTGGTGTAAACCAACAAGGTGGATTTTCGTATAGCAATAATTATGATGTTGAGTTTTCCTTTGGATCAAATACTACAGAATTAACATCACGATTGAAAAACTATGGTATTGATTTTTCTCAATCAGCTGAGGTTAATTCTGGTGGGATCTTAAAGTTATTATGTGACGAAGCACAGCTTCCGAACGTACAAGCAGGAACAGGACAAATTACTGGTAGATATCTCGGGGAAGGTTTAGTTAATTATCCTCACACTAAAATTTACAATGACTTTCAATTAGGATGGATGGGAGACGCCAACCTATTGCCATTAAAGTTTTTGAATCTATGGTATGGATATATTTTCCAAGAGTATAAGAGCACAGAAGCTGCTACCTTGCCATCTAAATCAACAGGAGCATCATTATCCACACTCAAAGCCGCCGCCAGTGGAGAGACAGTTGAGAGATCTATTAGATTAAATTATCCAGAAAAATACTTATGTAATCTATCTATCACTAAGACAGATAGAAACAAAGATGCTGTGAATGGTAGAGCACCAATTACATATACTATGATTGATGCCTATCCATATAGTATTGATGCTGTGCCGATGTCGTATGGTGCTTCACAGATTATGAAGATTACAGCAAACTTTTATTATGCTAAGCATGTGGTATCTTATAATGACATCTCTGGTTTTAAATCAGGAAAAAGACGGTAATAAATATCAGTAGTGATTTGAATTTCTTTTCATGCCCTTACCCTCTCCTTCAGTACCAACATTTGAAACTACAATTCCTTCGAACGGAAAGAAAGTTAAGTACCGTCCTTTTCTTGTGAAAGAAGAGAAGGTTTTATTATTTGTAATGGAATCTCAACCAGAACTACCAGATCAAGTTCGTGGTGTTTTGTTTTCAGATTTACCAGAAGAAACAAAGAAAGAATTTAATGACATCTACGAAAAAGATCTTGTTAAATGGGAAGTAGAAGTTACTAATGTCGTCAAAGATATTTTGAAGGCATGTATTATTTCTCGTATTAAGTTAGAAGATCTTGCCAACTTTGATCTTGAATATTTGTTCCTCAAGATTAGAGCAGCGTCTGTTGGCGAGGAAATTAAATTAAGAGTTACTTGTAGAGATGATGGAGAGACACAGGTAACTGCCACCATCAACATAGATGATGTGGAAGTACACAAACCAGAAAAGCATAGTAATAAAATTATGCTTAGTGATGATCTTGGATTGATCATGAAGTATCCAGGGTTCAAACAATTTGTTAACATCACTTTGTTGAATAATAGTCTTGATGATACTAATGAATTATTTGATCTCATTGCTGACTGTGTAGATCAAATCTTCCAGGGTGATGAAGTTTGGGATGCTTCTGACACTAAGAAGTCTGAGATTGTTGACTTCATCGAAGGCATGACACAGAAACAGTTTGAAAAACTACAAGACTTCTTTACTAATCTACCAAGACTTTATCATGACTTCACTGTAACTAATCCTAACACAGGAGTTGAATCTACCTATAGACTTGAGGGATTACAGTCTTTTTTCGGGTGAGTTTGTTTTATAATAACTTGATGAACTATTATAAAACAAACTTCATCCTAATGCAGGAGCATAAATATAGTTTGACGGAGATTGAAAATATGATTCCCTTTGAGAGGGAAATCTACATCGCTATGCTTAACAATCTTATGAAAGAAAAAGAAGAGCAAAGGAAAGCAGCACAG